AGCACTCCATGTAGCATTTTAAGCACCGCATACGCTGTTTTGTCTTCTCCACGACCTGAAGGGTCAATAGACATTATTGTGCCTTCAAATTGTGTGTATTCTTTAGACATAAACAATGGTGCTACATAATAGTCACCTTTGAGTCCCACATTGGGTAACTCAGGGTCTATAGCTTTCATTTGTTCAGGAGAACTAGCCCACTGTATTTTAGCAGGAGCTTCTTTCCATGTAGAACAACCTGAAGCTACAATTAAATCATTTAGTTTTAGAGGGTATCTATTAGCGTCAGACATAGTAGTATCTAACATAAACTGTAGGTTGAATCCACTACGTCCATAAGAACTAAGTCTTTCTAATAGGTCTACCTCATCAAATCTTTTAGAATCTGTAGGTTTACCTTCTTTGTTATGAACATCAGCAATAATAGGTGCTAGTTTGTGACCATAGCCTATCTTTTGTATTTTATTAGGGTATAATGCTGTCCATATCTTTGTTTTAAACCCACGTTCTTCTAAGCTATTATACAAAGACATTTCTGTCTGTGGTGTACCTAGAAATATAATACGTCCTACTTCTGGTTTTATAATAGCGTCAAACTCTTTTACTGTCTCACTAAGTCTATCACGCATAAGTTGTGTTTGTGAGTTATTAGCTGACTCTACGTCATCTGCAATAATTAAGTCTGCACGTGAACCTGTAAGTTGACCTGTAATACCCATAGACTTTACACTAGGTGCATGTGATGCACGAGCAGGTGCTACGTCAAAACTAACCTTAGAATGTCTTTGGTTGTCTTTAGGTACTAGGTGTTTTAATATTGGCATCTCAGCGATTAAACGCTGTGTAAATGTACTGAAGTCATCAGCCCTACTTTTAGATGCAGATACAACTAATATATTACGTTGTGGATTTAGAAGTAATTGATGGCAGACAAACGCTGAAGTAATCCATGATTTACCTACTCCTCTAAATGCTTCTATAACTAATCTTTTGTCTTCCGATTGTAAATAATCAGCTATATCGTACTGTATAGGTGTTGGTTCTGGTAAATTTAAGTGTTTCCAACACAGATACAAAAAATTTTTAAAATTCTTTATTCGTTTATCCATCTGTATCAAACGGTACGTTATCTAAAATATTGTCAGGTTTTTTATTAAGATTATCTGTACTATAAGTTTTACAGACCTCTAAGCACACTTTCATTTCTGAAGCTGTTAGCTCTTCTCCTGATTTTAACTTTGTATACGCATGTTTAACCAATAATTCTGGTAATTCTTTTACAATATCATCTATATTAACGACCTTGTCCTCTGTATTTTTTTCTGCTGAATGATTTGTTTGGTCTTTTTGCATGTCTTCCTTTTCTCTTCTTAGGTTTTTCTCTTACTTCTATAAGTTTAAAATTTACTCTAGCCATGATTAAGGGGTGTGATATTCCATAAGCCTAGACTCTTGTTCATTCTTAACGTCTCGTTCTAGCTTTTCTTTTTCTTTTTTTAATTCTTTATTTTCTTTTTTTAAGTTTTCTATAATTTCGTCTTTACTTGGTTGTACTAAGTCATCAAGACTTTTTACCATAGAGCTCCTTAGTTAATAATTTTAAGTATCTTTTTTTGACCCATGTATATTTCTGTCTTAGCCTTAACATGTTTACAGACAAAACGTACAGATTGAGGGTTTACTTCACGTTCTGCAATTCGCTTAGATTTCAAGCATTTAGAAAATTTATCTTTATATGTGTGTTCAACTATTTCGCCATTTAATAACATAAGTAATGCTACCACACTCTCTATCATTGATGCTCTCCGTTTGAAAATTGTCTTTGTTTATCTTTTAATTTTTCTACATCAGACTGTAATTTTTCAATAATACCTTGTTGAAACTCAATTAAGATATTTTGTTCTTGGTCTGGTGCAGATATACCCATTTCACCTCTTGGATATTTAACAGAAAACTCTACAACTTTTTCTAAGTCTTTTTCTATCATAATAAGTTTTGTATTATGAGAGTTAAGTTTCTCTGTTACACCAAAATATGCCCACACTCCAACTGCTACTGCCGCTATTATAGAAAGTAAATTTCTAACTGGCATTGACACCGAAGTGTTTTCATTTATTTTCATTACTTAAATTTTTTATTAGTTAGTAAGTTAGTTACAGATATACCATAATTTCCACCTACTACAATAAAAATTAAATATAAATATACTTCTGGTATTTCTTTTAATTTATCAAAATAAAACTCTACTTTTTGTAACATTACCATATCACCATAAAATGCGGCGTAGGCAAGTATACCTAAAGGTGCTAATATAAACGCACCTAATACTAAATCTAGTATTAATGAGCCATTTCTTTTAGCTCTTTCATTGCCTGTTGCCATTTCTCGCATAGCAATATCGTGTTTACGTTGGCTTTTTTCTTTTCTTCTCTCCATAAAAGTACCAACAGCTTTAGAGCCTATATTAAATAATAATCTATAAGGTAACATTTTTATAACCAATATAGAAATACTGACCAAGCAACAAAAGCTATAACTACTTTTTTGTTGTCTTTAATCTTTGTTACAACATGGTTTTTCCATTGTGTAAGCGTTTCACCGTATATCATCATACATTTTCTCCTATTTTAACACATTGCATACTTAAACTTATACTTCTTTGTATAAATTCTTCGTTTACTGCTTGACCTATTTCACTAGCTGTTTGTCTACATTGTTCTACTGTAGCAAAATAACTTTGTGTTGGTAAGTCACCTACCATACATAAATTTTGTCCATTAACTGCTAATACGCAGAGTAATGCTGTAATCTTAAACACTACGTTACCACCTTTACTTTATACTTAGCACACCAATGATGGTTGCTACTATTGTTCCTAAGAAAACTAAAACTTTAACCATTCCTTTTCCAGTAGAAACATCTGTTCGTAAAGATTTAACTTCTCTTTTTAATTCATTTATACTATTTTGTATTGTCTGCATACGCTCTGCACACAGACGCTCATGGGCTGAAAGCCGTATACCTGTTGCTTGGTCTACAAGCTGTTTAGGTGATACAGATTTTTTTCTAGCCATTAATAATTAATTCCTATTCCATGTAATTCTGTAACTTTAGAACCTGCTGATTGATTAGCCCAGACAGCTTTGTATCTAATATCTGTTCCAGATGTGCAAGTTGTTTCGCCTAATCTTACTTGTTTAATTCCAGTTGAATAAACTGGTGTAATTGCAGAATATGAACTTGCTTCTGTCCAATTTGTTCCACCATTACAAGTAAAGTATATTTTTAAATCTGTTCCAAGATTAGCAGTACCATGTAAATCTTTATAAAGCATTGTTCCACCGACTTTTGTTTTAGCAGAACCTACTGTGTTTGTTGCTTGAATAGCTGTTCCTGTAGCATTTGTTGTTTCTGCTACATAAGCAGAAGGTGTAAATGTTGTACCATCAGGATAACGAGCAGTATTTGATATTCTTATAGCGTCCATATAACCATCAAAGTATCTATCTGTTGATGACCTGTGATAACCTATTCTTACAAAATTATCTTGCAAATTTCCTGTTCCTGTTCCTGAAGAATTATCTCTTTGAACACCTGCTAAATATGCTCTATGTGTATTTCCTTGTCTTACATAAGCAAGGTGTGTCCAAGCATCATCTGGTGGAACATAACTATTATTATAAACCCCTGAATAATTTGAAAAAGCGGCATAATTATAAATAACAGGTACTTCTGAACTATTAAATTCTATTTGTAATTCTTGTCCAATATCAAAAATACTATCTGAATTATAATTTACACTACCTTTTTTATAAAAATAAAATTCAACAGTAAAATCTCCACTATTAATATTTCTAAAGGTAGTACCAGAACCCCCACCTGAATTAAATAATTTATCTCCTGAACCATCAAATTTTATTGATGATGTTGCACCTGTTAAAGATTGGTCTGTACTATGTTGTGTATTTCCCTCTGTATTTAGTCCAAAACTATTAGAACTTTCATCTGTAAAAGAACCATTACCATTTGTTGAGTTAAATGATTGTATTAATAATAAAGTATTTGCATCTGATGTAAAAGGTTTTTGAGCCGCTTGGAATGTACTTATAAAACCAGAATTAACTAATATATTTGTTTTTGTTCCTAGAGTATCTGTAGCAAAAGTATCTATAAATTGATTAGGTAAATTAAAAGCCGCAGAACTTTCATTAGTAGCTTCTCTCAAAGCTAAAGCAGATATATCTCTTTTAATTGGTTGTAAATCTGTAACTGGAACATGTTGAGTTACACTACTTGCAGAAATTAAAGAATTGCCAAAAGTACCAGATGTAATTTTACTTGCGTCTAAATTAGGTATTTCTGCCGCATCTAGGTTTATTGCACGATTTCTTACTGTTATGATTGCCATTTTTTTCCTTTATTCTC